AGCGTTCGATTATTTCGGAACTCACGGAAATATTAAACCAATTCGAAGAACACCAGAGAAGTCTTTTGACTATGCAGGCAAGGAGGGAGATGTACGACTGGACTACGGCGAACCCCCACGACCATCTGCTGAACGTGGCGTCGATGATTCAAATAAGTGGGCAGATATCATCAGCTGCCCAGATAAAGAATCATTTTTGCACGCTGTACGTGAGAAGGCTCCAAGAGATTGGTTGTTATCCAATCAGAGGATCCTCGAGTACGCCAACCTATACTATCCCGATCCGGTCCCCGAATATGAATCACCGCCCGTCACTACAGCGTATGAACGCTACCCTGAACTCCGAGAATGGGAACAACAGGCACATCTTGGAGAATCACGAGATGAGAGGTAAGCTCAGTCTGCTAGCAGCCGGTCCAGCCCCCGGCTGCGGTAACCGCCGTGGTGGCTGCGCCCCCACACCCCTGCGGACTGAATGGAATTGGGCTAATTTGCGCAGAGTTAAATCACTCATCCTCTGGGGAGGAACTCGAACAGGAAAGACACTTTACGCACGAAGTCTAGGCCACCATGCTTACTATAATCTCCAATTCAACATGGATGATTTCTCAAACGACTGTAAGTATGCAGTGTTTGATGATATTCAAGGTGGCTTTGAATATTGGCATTCTTACAAGGGATGGCTTGGTGCACAGAAGCAATTTGTCATCACGGACAAGTACCGAAAGAAGCGCACAATCCATTGGGGCAAACCCTCAATCATGTGCACGAACGACGATCCTTTCGCTATGCGGAACGTCGACTACGATTGGTTGATGAACAATTGTTATATAATCAATGTGGTGGATCCAATTTGCATTGTATCTAGCTAGCCTCATGCCAATAAGTTGTTGATTCTGGCATAAACGTTCCAACAGTATCCGTAGATCCTTCAATGTGTTGGCCAGTAGAGAAAATGTCCAACACGTAGTAGTTACCCAAACTCTCGGGGGTGTTAGCTGACCAACCGGAACCGGACACGTCAGCACCCTCCTCATCGTCATCATAGAGAATCTTCTTATTGATTGGGTGCCAAAACTTCCTAGTCAAAGTCTTGCCGAATTGGGCACCCTCATTGGCCGCATAGTTGGGAGTGATCGTATACTGATGATCGTAAACAACCTTCAATCGCTTGTTATCGAGCGGAGTATCCCAACGGGAATTCTCGGAATAGTCAAATCCGACCGTACCCTTGAAAAGGTACTCGAATAACTCCTCATCCAAACTAGGATAAAGAGCGACGAGATTGCGACGCTGGTATGGCGGAGCATCTATCACATCGGGATTTTCCATCACGAAGGGCCGTGCGTCGTCAATGCGGCGGTGTGACCAGAAACACACCCGACGGTGTACAAGGGAGAACGTGGCAGACACCATCACACGATCCTTTATGCCCCGCATATACACTTCCTGATTTGCTCGGACGTGCTCGTCTGTAGAGGATGGGCGTCGTTGACGCCAGGTAGGGCACCAAAGGTAGTAGTTGGTGCCAGCAACAAGAGTAGCCTGCCCGGTGGCAGAGGGTTCATTAGACGTCGCTCCAAAAATAGTATCATATTTTTTCCGCGACGCAATATCACGGACACGACGAGATGTCATTCTTCGACGACGAGCACCATAGCGACGGCGGTTGTATCCGCCTCTACCCCACGTCTGACGACGTGAGGAGCGGGTGTTGCCACGTCGACGGTACGAGCGGCCCGTGCGGCGGCGAGAGTAACGAGAACGGAATGCCATTTTTTGTTTGGACAAAAAATCCCTCACCGGGGCGGAGAGGGGTATTTATAGACCGATGGTCAAACTGGATTGCTCTTAACTATGGTCAAGGTCAAACTGCTAAGGGTCAGAGAGATAATATTACAGCTCTCTGACCATCACGTGCCTCGCGCCACCGCAGTTTTAAAATGCCTCGATTCCGAAGCCGTGCCAGAAACTACCTCATCACATTTCCTCAAGTCCCCGAAAATGTCCAACGATTCTTCGACGAGGGAACTCCTTTCCTTGACCGTGTCAAGGCGGATTTTGGAGATCCTCGATGCTGTCGGATCGGACGCGAGCATCACGGCGATGGAGGCATCCATTACCACATTTACCTTAGTTTCAACACGATTGCAACTATCAACTCGGCGCAAGCGTTCGATTATTTCGGAACTCACGGAAATATTAAACCAATTCGAAGAACACCAGAGAAGTCTTTTGACTATGCAGGCAAGGAGGGAGATGTACGACTGGACTACGGCGAACCCCCACGA